TAACGCATATAAAGAATATCACTGAATGCTTCTTTTGCTGCCATTACAATAGTTTTAGTAGAACCTTTCTCCATAGATCCATATGAATTCTGCTGTGGCGCAGCACCTTGAGGAACGGGAATAGGAATAGGAATTACCTCTGCCATTTCGTAATCTGCATATGACCTTAATACATTAACCGCTTCATCACCTTCTGCTTTGTTGAGTGCTTTCAGTAATCCAGGGAAAGTTCCTTGCAGTGCTCTGGTTGAGTCAGCATCAATTACAAATTCCTTTCCTTCTTCTGCCATCATATAGAGACCTCTTCCTTTTGTAGGTCCACCCATTCTCATTTTGCCTTTAATCATAGCACGAAGTTTATCACCACCAACACCTTTCTGTGCGTTATAGTCTGCTTTATTAATATCAACAAAATCAGATCTTGCTCCATCGCCGCCCCAACCTGACCATGAAGGACCATGATTATCAGGTGCTGGTGGGGGAGTTCTTTTGTTTCCACTATAAGGTGGATTTTTTTGTCCGTCTCTCATTGATCCCACCTCAGCGTGGGTTGCAACATTTCTTACATTAATCATAGATTTACTATAACCCATATCTTTTGCAACTTT